ATTTATCTTATTCAGCAACATTATTATCAAGCCTTTCAGCATCGTACTCTAATCATTGTTCCGACAATTGGTTTGGTACATCAGATGAAAGGTGACTTTATTGACTATGGGTGCAATCCAGAACACATTTACACAATCCAAGGAGGTGTAGATAAAAATACTGCCGCACCCATAGTCATCTCTACATGGCAGTCACTGATTAAATTGCCAAAGGAATGGTTTGACCAGTTCCGTGTTGTGCTTGGTGACGAGGCACATCTATTCCAAGCTAAATCACTTACAAAGATTATGGAAAAGCTCACTGATTGTGACTATCGGCATGGGTTTACTGGTACTCTTAAATCGTCTGAATCAAAAACACACCGCATGGTATTAGAAGGATGTTTTGGACCGGTTGTCAAATATGTCAGCACAAAGGATCTGATGGATCAAGGTACTGTTGCTGATTTCCAGGTAAAGGCAATCACACTGTCTCACTCAAAGGACGCTCGTAAAGTCTTTAAGGATGCCATAAATAAAGTCGACAAGGTTAAAAAATATCCTGCCGAACGAGAGTTCATAGTCAATCACGAAAAACGAAATCTGTTTATACGGAATCTACTCTGGTCACTAGAAGGCCAGAATAATCTTGTTCTTTTTGATTTGGTTGAAAAACACGGGAAAATATTAGAACCCTTGTTGCACAAGGACGATCGTCAATTACATTTTATATACGGTGCAACTTCAGGAGAAGAACGTGAACGTATTCGACACTTGGTGGAAAATGACCCAATCAAACAACATGATATACTTGCATCTTATGGTGTGTTTTCAACGGGTGTAAACCTTAAGAAACTTGACAATGTCATCTTTGCTTCTGGTTCAAAATCAGAAATAAAAGTACTTCAATCTATTGGTAGAACATTGAGGAAGGGAAATGATGCAGATAAAGCTACTCTTTATGATATTGCTGATGACCTCAGCTCTGGCTCATTTGAAAACTATACTCTCCGTCATTTCAGAAAGAGAATTGAAATTTATTCTTCAGAAGAGTTTCCATTCAAAATTTATACAGTAGACATATAATTGGTTTTTTAAGGTGCATAACCTTATTATACACACTTCTGAGAATATGTCAACACGTAGAACGAAAAAAGTTGAAAAAAAAATTGTTGACTTTTGTTTGGGTACGTGATACTATAAAACAAATCCACCCATAAAAGAGGAACTCAATTTGCTATGGCAGCTAAACGTAAAAGAAATTATGTAAACAATAAGGACCTATTGGATTCTCTAATTAAGTATAGAGCAGACTGTAAAGAGGCAGAGGATTCAGGTGAACCTACACCTAAGGTACCAGACTACATTGGCAGTTGTATTTTTCAGATTGCAACTCGACTAGCCACCAAGCCAAACTTTTCAGGCTATTCATATAAAGAGGATATGATTTCAGATGGCATTGAAAACTGCCTTCAATATATCCACAACTTTGATCCAGAAAAATCACAGAATCCATTTGCTTATTTTACCCAGATTATTTGGTATGCCTTTCTACGTCGTATTCAGAAAGAGAAAAAGCAAATGTATATCCGATTTAAATCGTCGCAGAATATGATGACAGAAGCTCAAATTCATGATTCAAGTGATGTACAAATTCATTTGAATGCTACTCCCGACTATATCAACGATTTTATTGAGGATTTCGAGGATAAAATTAAAACGAAAAAGAAGTGAGGTATTATGAAAATACTAATTTTTGGATTGCCCGGAAGTGGTAAAACCACTCTGGCCAAACCTTTTGCTGATTTGATTGGTGGTGTTCATATTAATGCCGACGAGGTTCGAGAGCATTATGATGACTGGGACTTTACCCCTGAAGGCCGTATGAGACAAGCACAACGAATGCGTCATCTGAGTGATGGTGTGGTGAGAGCAGGTAAAATTGCTGTTACTGATTTTGTTTGTCCTACTGAGGAGGCTCGGCTAGCATTTGATCCAGATTTTACGGTTTGGATGGATACCATTAAGGAAGGTCGATTTGAAGATACTAATAAAATGTTTCAAGCACCACCTAAATGTGATTACCATGTAAGTGAGTGGTTCGAAGATACTCATGTCGAGCTGTTAAAAGTAGTTAAAAAATGGATGGAGCGAGATGTCTGAAGTAGTTACTCGTAAACGTCACCTAGCCAAAGCGGTTACGTGGCGTATTATAGCAAGTATCACAACAGCACTTATTGCATGGTTTTTTGGTCTACCACCAAAGGCGGTAGGTGCTGTTTTTGTGGCAGATTTGATAATCAAGTTTATCCTATATTATGCGCACGAACGAGTATGGTATAAGAATATAAGATTTGGTCTTAAGAAATAAGAAAAGGAAGTAAATGATGTTTGATCCACAGAAGCCAACAGTACAGATGTTGGGTAGGTGGCAGCCATGGCATGACGGCCATACTGCTTTGTTTAAAAAATGTGTTGACATTACTGGCCAAGTGTGTATAATGGTAAGAGATGTTGGCGGAATTGTCGGTCAGGATGCTGGTGCAGGTCGGACTGCCAAACAAGATGACAACCCCTTCGATATTGAAGTGGTAAGGAGGAACATTGAAGCCGGATTACAAGAACATGGTTTTAGTCTTGGTGTGGAATATGTTATTCTGGACGTCCCTAATATTGTTGATATTTCCTATGGGCGTGGCGTTGGTTATACTTTTACTGAGCATGACCTTGGTGCTGACATCCATGGAATATCTGCGACAAAAATTAGAGCAAAGATGAGAGAAGAGGGCAAACTTTGAAAATTGCAATAGTAACAGATATGCATATTGGTGTTCGTGGAGACAGTAAGGTCTTTCAGAATCACCAAGAAAAATTCTTTCTCGAAGTATTTTTTCCATATCTGGATGAGCATGGTATTGATACAGTATTTGATCTCGGTGATACATTTGATCGCCGTAAATACATTAATTATGTGAGCCTACAACGAGGTAAGGAATATTTCTTTGAACAGATGGCCAAACGTGGTATTAAATACCATGCTCTTGTCGGTAACCACACGACATATTATACCAATACGAACGAGGTAAATTCTATGAATTTGCTTCTACGTGAGTATGATAATTTTAAAATTTATGAACACGAGCCCGAGGAATTACAATTAGGATCTACAAAGTTCCTAATGGTTCCTTGGATTACTCGTGACAATGCTGAACGATGTATGGAAGCAATCCAGAGCAGTGATGCAAATGTACTGATGGGTCACCTTGAAGTCCAAGGCTTTGAGATGATGAAAGGTACTGTTTGTACACACGGTTTGGATATGAATGTATTCAAGAACTTTGAAGGTGTGTATTCTGGTCACTTCCATCATCCATCACAGTATCGTAATATTGAATACCTAGGTGCGCCGTATGAAATGACATGGTCAGATTACCAGGGCAAACGTGGGTTCCATATTTTTGATACTGAAACTCGTGAGGTCACTAAGGTTCTCAATCCGAATCGTATATTCCACAAAATTGACTACGATGATGAGGATATGACTGTTGACGATATTGCAAGCTTAGATGTGTCTATGCTTGAGGATGCATATATCAAGGTTATTGTTAAAAACAGAACTAATCCTTACATATATGATCTGTTCATGAGTCGCCTTGCTGATTCTGGTGCCGCAGATGTAAAAGCGGTTGATGATGCTCTCAATCTTGAATCAGCAGGGGTTGACGAAATACTTGACGAAACCAAGGATACTAAGGAAATCCTACATAACTATATCGATTCACTTGATACATCGGTTGACAAAAATAAAATCAAGAAAACGATTGATGATCTTTATATAGAGGCTATGAATATTACATAATGCGAATTACTTTTAAAAGCGTAAAATATAAAAATACATTATCAACAGGAAATTCATTTACCACAATTCAGCTAGACCGGAAACCGACCACTCTAATTAGTGGCTCAAATGGTAGTGGTAAATCAACTCTGCTTGATGCTATTGTTTATGGGCTGTATGGTAAACCTTTTCGTAAGATTAACAAACCACAGCTAGTGAACAGTATCAACAGAAAGGATATGCTTGTAGAGGTAGCCTTTTCAGTCGGTGGGTCCAATTATATGGTTCGCCGTGGTATGAAACCAAACGTCTTTGAAATTTTTAAAGATGGTGGCTTGCTGAATCAAGATTCGGCCAAGAGAGATTATCAGTCATACCTTGAACAAAATATCCTGGGGATCAATTATAAATCATTTAACCAGATTGTTGTCCTTGGTAGTGCTACATATGTTCCGTTTATGGAATTACCAGTAGGCCAACGCCGAGAGATTATTGAGGATCTACTTGACATTCAGGTATTCAGTACGATGAACCTATTGGTCAAAGACAAGATTAATGATAATAAAACTAGTGTATCTGATAACAGTTATAAAATTGATCTGGTCGAATCCAAAATTGAATCTGCTCAGGAACACAGTGATCAAATCCGTGATCTAAAGGAAGCAGAGGTTGCTAAAATTAAGGAGAAGATGGGTGAGCACATATCGAACATTGAGACGGAGAAAGAACACATCGAAGGTATCGAAGGTGAGATCACCGCGCTCATTGAAACCATCCAAGATAAGGCGAGCATCAAGTCAAAAGCCGAGAAGGCCAAGACGTTAAAGCGTGATCTTGAAACTAATATAACAACAAATCAAAAGGAATTGTTGTTCTATGTTGACCATGATAATTGCCCTACTTGTAAACAAGGCATTGAACACACATTCAAGGAAACTGTTATCACCGAAAAAGGAAAAAAGGTAACTGAACTCGAGGCCGGTGTTAAGGAATTATCCGAAAAGATAACCGAATATGAAAATAGGATTGAGGAAATCTCGAAGGTAGAGGATAATATCCAGGATAAAAACCTTGCCATTGGTGAATGTAGAGCACACATTCGTATTGCAAAAAATGCTTTAAAAGAATATAAATCAGAATTGGATCAGGCTGAACGTGAGGTAGAAGAGGTTGATACATCTAAACTCGAGGCGTTTGAAAATGAGTTGAAAGATTATCAGGAAGCCAGAGCAGATTTACTTGATGAACGAAATACCCTTAACGTTGTGTCGACAATTCTTAAGGATGGTGGAATTAAGGCTAAAATTATTAAGCAATATATTCCCGTGATGAACAAACTCATCAATAAATATCTCGGTGCGTTTGATCTGTTTGTTGATTTTCAGTTGGATGAGAACTTTAATGAGGTAATCAAATCCCGTTTCCGTGATACATTTTCATATTCGTCATTCTCGGAAGGTGAGAAATTGAGAATCTCCTTATCAATTATGTTGGCATGGCGATCAGTGGCAAAACTTCGCAACTCTGTTTCCACCAATCTGTTGATACTTGATGAAACATTGGATGGTGCTATGGATAATGTCGGTGTGGAAAATCTCATTGATACGCTGCACAATCTCAATACCGACGACAATATATTTGTAATCAGTCACCGTGGTGACCAATTTGCTGAAAAGTTCACCTCTCATATCAAATTCCATAAGGTCAAAAACTTTTCAGAAATGGCTGCATAAATGGTTGACTTTTCCCGCAGCCCATTATATTATGTAAACTATACTGAACAAAAGGTAAATCATGGCTTCATTCTATACATCTGTCGATCGCTGGGGCAACAATATCCTCTGGCGTGGTTACGAAAATGGCAAACGGTTCTCCCGTAAGGTTCCATTCAAGCCTACCCTATATCTACATACTCGTAAGCCCGGTGGTGAATATCGTTCACTAGTTGGTGACAAGGAACTTCACCCAAAAACTTTTGACTCTATGTCCGAGGCCAAACAGTTCGTTGAGGAATACAAGGGTATTTCCAACATGGGTATCTATGGCAATACTAACTACGTTGCCCAGTTCATTCAAGAAAACTATCCTGGCGAAATAAAATTTGACATGTCTGCAATTAATATTGTGTCCTTCGATATTGAGGTTGACATCAGTGACGGTTATGCAGACATTGATACGGCTGATAAGGAAATTACCTCTATCGCCTACAAATCTTCCAAGAGCAATACTTATCATTTGCTCGGCCGGAAGGACTATGACAAATACTCTACGATAACTGATATTGATCCTGACGATATTCATTTTATGAAATTTGACACCGAGGAGGCATTGCTTCGTCGGTTTATTGACATTTGGAAAAATGACTATCCCGACATCGTGACTGGATGGAACGTAGAGTACTTTGACATTATGTACATTGTGACTCGGATTATTCGTCTCCTCGGTGAGGAAAGGGCCAAGGATCTATCTCCTTGGCGGTCGATTAAAAAGGACACCCGTACCTTCTTCGGCAAGGAACAATCTACATATAAAATGTCTGGCCTCCACGTGATTGACTATATGGATGCCTTCAAAAAATTTGGTTACAAATATGGTACGCAGGAATCATACAAACTCGACCACGTTGCACATGCTGTACTCGGTGAGAAAAAACTTGACTATTCCGAATATGGTAACCTCACTAATTTGTACAACGAAAACCCACAACTGTATCTCGACTATAACCTCAAGGATACTCAACTGATCCAAAAATTTGAGGATGAAACTGGTCTGCTCTCGTTGGTAATGACCGTTGCTTACGGTGGTGGTGACAACATTCCTTCAGCGTTTGGTACGGTGGGCATTTGGGAAACGACCATCTACCGTCGTCTAATCGCTGATAAAATTGTACCGGATATTAAAGGTGGCCCTGGCGAAAGGGTTGAGGAACTGGTTGGTGGTTATGTTAAGGATCCAGACACTGGTCTACATCCATGGATTGTTTCATTTGACTTAAACTCTCTGTATCCGCACCTGATGCTTCAATATAATATGTCACCTGAAACATATATGCCTGATCGTAGAGAATATGTCAGTCAGGATATGGTGCTTGATGATAAATTCCGAAACGATGATCCTTCTGTATCGGTTTGTGCCAACGGTGCTTGTTTTAGTAACGAAAAGGTTGGCATTATTCCTGGTATCATTGACGAATATTACAATCGTCGGTCTGGTATTAAAAAGGAAATGCTTGCGGTTGAGCAACAACTTGAGGTGGAGACCGATCCGAAACAAAAGGAAAAACTCAAACGAGAGGCAAACCAACTTCATAACTCTCAGATGGCTATCAAAATTGCTATGAACAGCCTTTATGGTGCTACTGCAAATATTTACTTCCTCTACTATATTAACGATATGGCCGAGGCAATTACTACATCTGGTCAGTTATCCATTCGATGGGCACAAAAATCAGTCAACGAATACATGAATAAAATCCTCAAAACCGAAGGCAAGGATTATATTGCATACATTGACACCGATTCAATTTATGTTCACTTCGGTCCACTGATTGAGGCATCGTTTGGTACCACTGACATTGAGCGTGAACGCGGTGAGGCATTCTTGGATCAGGTATGTGGTTCCAAAATTGAGGAAATTATTGATCAAGGCTATGAGGATCTTGCCAAACGTATGGGTGCCTATCGGCAGGCCATGTTCATGAAACGTGAGAAAATCACCGATAAATCTCTATTCGTTGCTAAAAAACGGTATATCATGAACACCCTAAACAGCGAAGGTGTGCATTACGAAAAACCAAAAATCTCAGTGACTGGTCTGGAATCAGTCCGATCCTCTACTCCCGAGATTTGCCGTGACAAAATGAAGGAAACCTTTGCCGTGATCATGAATGGTTCCGAGGAGGAAACCCAGGCGTTTATTGCGAAATTCCGTGACGAATTTAAATCTTATGGTCCTGAGGAAATTGGTAAAACATCTGGTACGGATAATATCACTAAATATCAGGATCGTGCTAGTCTTTACCGCAAGGGCACACCGATTCATGTCCGAGGTTGTATCCTATACAATCACCACCTCGAGCAGAAAAAACTAAATAAACGGTACGAAAAGGTACAATCAGGCGACAAGGTCAAATTTGTTTATCTGAAGGTGCCAAATCCGATTCGAGAGAACACCATTTCATTTCCTGGTGTCCTCCCCAAAGAACTTGGTCTACACGAGTATATCGACTACGATACTCAGTTCGAAAAGGTCTTTCTTAGCCCGATTGAACACATCCTTGAGGCATTGGGTTGGACTTCGGAAAAGGTAAACACACTCGAGGATTTCTTTTCATAGGAGATATGTATGTCAGATGTTCTAAATAATATGGAATTAAGATACAAAGGTATTAAGGAACAAATTAAATTTACCAAGGAATCAATGGAAGTTTTGGAAAAAAGTTCACCGCCCGATGTAATACAAAGAAACAGTAAAATTCTAAATCAGTTCTACCAAAAACTAGAACGTGAATTAAATATATTGGAAAGTGAAATTGAAGAAGAAAAATTGTCTATAGCCGAAAAGGAGGAAGCAGACAATGATAGCGGACAAAGTTAAACAAGAGGCATTAACTATTACCATGGAGGAATGCGCTGAGCTGCAAGTAGAGGCAGCAAAGATTATCCGGTTTGGTTCTGACACCGCTGAAAATATCCACAAGCTAGAAGTGGAGATTGGCGATCTAATGTGTATGATCGATTTATTGGATCAATATAAGCTTATTGATCTGGGAGAGGTAGCCGAACACAAGGCTGCTAAAAGAGAAAAACTTAAACTATGGTCAGATCTAATTGACCTGTAAGGAAAGGATATGGACTTGAAACAACAAATGTTAAAAGCTCTGCGTATGCACGCTGAGGCTGAAATTGAATTGCATAAAACAAATGTTGAGGTTTATATGCAAAAGGTGGTAGGTATCGGTGAGCATTCCGACATCATTGAAACCATCCAAAAGGAACTAGATGCCATGGCAGCCGCTGAGGACCGCCTGGAAATGCTAGAAAAATATTTTTTAAGATAATGCAAAATAATTGTTGACTTTTGATTTTTTTCGTGTTATAGTATATTATGTAAGGTGAAAAAACAAAGGAACCTTTTTATATTATGTTTGATGATCGTTTTGAATCTGTACCAATGGCGTTCTGGGAAACCCTAGGACAATATGTGTATGGATATATGGAAAACGACCAGTTTGTCTATATTGGGAAGGGTAACGGTAACCGTGCTCTTTCCCATACCAAAACCAAAGACTATAATATTGACAATCTGGTCATTATTGCTCGGAATCTGGAAAATTTCCGAGACGATAAGGGAGACTTACAGTCTTTCATACTTGAGTCCTTTTTAATTGCAACCAACGATCCACGTGACAATTCCGTAGCCGGACACTACAAGGAGTGCTTTATTATGGCTAAATTCTCAGAACTGTTTGAAGAGTTCAAAAAAGATCAACACGACAACTTTGAAAAAATGCCTGAATGGTTCTCTCAGAACTATGAGATTTTTGCTGGTCGTCTGAATGTTTTGACTATTAAATCCACACACCACGCTATGGAATTTTCTACTCGGCAACAGATGCAACCTTTCTTGGATATCACAACCGAGGAACAGGCATCACTTAAGGTTGCTATTTGGTCAAATGCAGAACGTAAGGCTGAACGATTGGATCAGCTGACTCGGTTCTGTGCTGAATTGGGAATCCGAAAGGAAAACATTGTAAAAACAGGCAACCGTGAAATTTATTCTATTGATTCTGAAGGAATGACAGTTGAAACTGCATTGTCCTTTATCAATGACTTCTTTTCATGAGTGTCTAAATACATGTGTGAAACAAAACATGAGGTATATTAATGAAGGAATATGAACACGATACGTCACAAGAATATGACGATATGGTTGGTTATGTTTCCCCTGAAAACTTGCCTAATAGCTTGGGCAAGTTTCTTGGCGAAGATGAGGAATATAAACCTACCGTTAAACCTGCTCCCAAGGATAATGAGTTCCCAGAACAATGGCAAAGCCTATATGTCAATTTTCGCAACGAAGAGGACTATAAAGCATTTATGTTGGCAATCGGTGATAAACCTATGCCGAAACTAAATAAAGTTGTCTATAAAATGGATGGTGAAAATGTTGGTCTGGAAAGCTTTTTTGGGGGTTGACAATGTATAAAAAAGTTGATACAATAGAGGAACTACAAAACGAATGGCGTAACCCATACGTTCAATGGTATGCTGCTGGTATGCCATCCTTTACATCTGAAAAACTCGAGCCTTGGAAACAACTCACAGTTAAATTTAAAACACGGGAACATCGTCAGGAATTTGCTGACAAACTTGGTTACCAGTTGACTGATAAAACAAATGTGGTTTGGTATCCTGAAAAAGGTCGTGAACGTAATAATATGAATAGGTACATTGAAGAACATGAGTGAGGAATTTACTACACGATATCCGATCTACATTATTTCCAAAGGTCGGCACGAATCACGTTACACCAGTAGAGCCTTGGAGGGCATGGGTGTTCCGTATTATATTGCGGTCGAGCCACAAGAGTATGACGACTACTGCTCTGTAATTGATCCCAAAAAAGTTTTAAAACTTCCTTTTAGTAATCACGGCAAGGGCTCTGGTCCTGCTCGTAACTGGTGCTGGGAACATTCTCAGGCTAACGGTTTTAAACGCCATTGGTTAATGGATGATAATATTGCAGAGTTTTGGCGTGTACATAAAAACAAACGGTACCGTGTTGACAAGGGTTCAGCTATTTTCCGTTCTACCGAGGACTTTGTTGATCGGTTTGAAAACGTGGCATTGGCTGGTCTCCAATATAAATTCTTTGTGGTTGACGACTATGACTACCCACCTTATATTCTGAACACTCGGATCATGAGTTGTTTTCTTATTGATAATGACTGCCCAGAAAAATGGCGTGGTAAATTCAACGAGGACGTAGACTTATCTATCCGTGTACTCAAGCGTGGGCTGTGTACCATGTTGATGTATGGATTCCTGTGTGGTAAACTTCGTACTGGTACCGTTAAGGGTGGTAATACCACTGAGGTTTATAATAACTACGAAGAGGATGCTTCTCTCCGTAAATCACAAATGCTTAAGGAAATGCACCCAGATGTGGTCACATTGGTTGAGCGTTATGGTCGTACACACCACCATGTTGATCTTGATGCCATTAAAACGGCAGATGGTCAACCTGCTCGACAAAATCCACTTATTCTGAAAAAAGATGTTGACATAGTCAATAAAGTGGATAATTATGGTATGAAATTAATGCGTGAATATGGAACACCAGAACAGTATGAGGATCCGTCTTTCAGTCTGGATGTGTTCCCAACTGGTAGGAAGGCTATACATGGTGGGTAAAAATTTAACAGTTTTGGTAACCGGTGGTGCTGGTTTTGTTGGCAGTCATTTATGTGAACGCCTAACAGGGATGGGCCATTCTGTAATTTCGCTTGATAATTATTTCACAGGCAGTGAGGAAAATCATATTGATGGTGTGGAATATATTACAGGCTCAACAGAATGTATTAATAAAATGCGACTGCCACCCGTAGATTATGTTTACCACCTGGGAGAATATTCCAGGGTCGAACAAAGTTTTGAGGACATTGATCTTGTCCACAAATATAATATTAAAGGAACTTTTCAGGTTCTGGAATTTGTTCGGCGCACCGGTGCCAAATTAATTTACTCTGGTTCTAGTACTAAATTTGCAGATCAGTCTGATGGTTATGTGATGAGTCCTTATGCTTGGTCCAAAGCAACCAATACTGAACTCGTTAAAAATTATGGCGAATGGTACGGCATTAAATATGCTATTACATATTTTTATAACGTATATGGTCCTCGTGAAATTCAGACTGGTAAATATGCAACTTTAATTGCTAAATTTGCTGAGGCATCACGGTCTGGTCATGATCTTACTATTGTCTCACCTGGAACACAGAAACGTAACTTTACTCATGTCAGCGACATCGTTGATGCACTAATTCTTATTGGTGAGTATGGTGATGGTGATGAATATGGTATTGGGCATCCTGACTCATATACGATTCTTGAGGTCGCTGCTATGTACAATCGGAATACCAAAATGTTACCCGAGCGTCGTGGTAACCGTATGTCAGCACCAGTTGTTTCAGAAAAAACACAAAACCTAGGATGGGTTCCTCGGAAAAACCTAAAGGATTACATTAGGGAACTAAATATATGATTTTTAAAAAGCTATTTGGATTTGTACCAGTATTTAAATACGACAAGTCAGGACACAGACGACACACAATAATGTATGAAGATCTTTGTATGTGATTAGTATTGCTTATAAATAGTACATTATAATATGATAAAGGTTGAACATGAAACACTTGATACTTGACTTCGAAACTTTCGGCACAGATACTTCTAGTTGTGTAGTAATTGATTGCTCTGCAATGGTATTTGAACCCGGAAGATTCTGCTCTGGATCTCCTTACACATTAGCATCTATCCGCGAACCGAAAAAGTTTAAACTCTCGGTGACGGATCAGGTTGAGAATTATAATTATAAAATTGAACAAAGCACTCTTGAGTTTTGGCAGGAACAACCAAAGCATGTCCGTGCAAATATCAAACCACGAGACACCGACCTCACCGTCAAGGAATTTACTGAACAGTTCCTTGATTACTTAACCCCTCACGGCAAAATTGACTATTGGTGGTCAAGATCAAATTCATTTGATCCTATTATTCTGTGGCGTTTATTTGAATCTCAAAATGCCCTTAATAAGGTCCATGAATATCTTCCTCACTGGTCTCTACGTGACACAAGAACATGGATTGATGCCAAATTGGATTATCCTAAGAAAAATGGCTTTATGCCACTGGCTGACGAAGCTAAATGGAATCAAGCCTTTATGCATCATGATAGTTCTTGGGACATTCTTGCAGATGTTTTGAGGTTGCAGGCAATTGCAAGAGCAGAAAATGATATGGAGCAGATTTAATAATGCAATTAGAAATTACCACTGAACAACTAAGACCTTATTCCATTATGGTTGGTTGCCCTATGTATGGGGGACAAGCAACTGGGATGTTTACGAAGGCGACCAACGATCTTTCAATGCTTTGTACTGCGGCAGGAATTAAATTAAAATATTATTTCCTTTTCAATGAAAGCTTGGTACAAAGGGCTAGAAATTATATCGTAGATGAATTTATACGATCTGATTTTACACATCTTATGTTTATTGATTCTGATATTGGTTTTGATGCAAGAGATGTTTTGGCTTTACTTGGAATTCAAACCCAGGATCCTGAAAAATATGATATTATGACAGGCCCATATCCCAAGAAAACAATTGCTTGGGAAAAAGTTTCAAAGGCCGCAGCATCAGGTGTCGCAAATGACAATCCATTTGAATTAGATAGATATACATCTGATTTTGTTTTTAATCCAGTTCAAGGACTTTCGTCTTTTGATTTGGGAGAACCTATTGAGGTCCGAGAGGCAGGAACTGGATTTATGTTAATTCCTCGTACGGTACTTGACAGATTTAAAAAGGCATATCCAGAATTGGCTTATTTACCTGACCATGCTCGTACTGAGAACTTTGATGGCAGTAGAGAAATTCATGCATATTTTGATTGCATTATTGACCCGGAAACAAAGCGATATCTTTCAGAGGATTATTTCTTTTGTCGAAAGGCTAGAGATGCCGGAATGTCTGTATGGATGTGTCCATGGATGAAATTGAATCATATTGGTTCATATATCTTTAAAGGTGATATGGGTGCTATTGGATCCATTGGTGTATCTGCCACGGCAGACCAATCATCAAAAAAGAAAAATTATGGTAACAATAAACAAAAAAGTTTGTTGACAAACCAGAAAAAACGTAATAGAATGAAATAATGAAAACCTGCAAGGAGACCTTTTATAATGAAATTTTCTGAACGTACTCTTACAATTCTGAAGAGTTTTTCTCAAATTAACAAATCAATTCTAATGCGGCAGGGTAATGTTCTCAAAACAATTACTCCTGAAAAGACATTGATCGCCAATGCCACAATTCCAGATACAATCCCTTCCGATGCTTGTATCTATGATATGTCACGATTTTTGTCAATTTTATCGTTGTACGAAGATCCGGATGTAGAGTTTCATGATAAATACTTTATTATATCCGAGGGTAAGCGTAGGACGAAATATGTCTATGCTGACATCTCTATGATCCACACTCCACCTGAAAAGGATATTACTATCCCTTCTGAGGATGTGGTTATGAATGTAAGTTGGGACGACATTTCATCGGTACTTAAGGCTGCTGGTGTCCTTCAATTTACTGAGGTTGCCTTTGTCGGTGTAGACGGCAAATGTTTCCTCAAGGCAATCGACAGTGCCAATCCCGGCGCAGACGATTTTGGTGTGGAGATTGGCGAAACTGCCGATACGTTTAATATTGTCATTAAAACAGACAATCTCAAATTGTTGCCACAGGATTACCGAGTTACGCTTTGTTCAAAAGGTATCTCGGAATTTAAGGGTGCTGACGTAACCTATTTTGTGGCAATTGATTCTAAGTCGACTTATAACAAAGGATAGAAAATATGAATGAACAAATGATGGGTCAACCCCAAGAAACTGTTACCTTGACTATTGGCGATGTTGCCACTGTTGTCCAGGTAATTGATGTAGTGACACGCCGTGGTGGGTTTCAAGGAAATGAACTCGCAAGCGTAGGTATGCTTCGCAACAAGTTGGAGGCATACGTTAATCAAAATGCACCACAACAACAGCCTGATGCAATGCAGGAAGTTGATGTTGCAATGCCTGCTGATGGTCCTGATGGCCCTCTCGCAGACAAGGTTGTTAGCTAACAATCTTATGGGGAGGAGGGTTGACTTCCTCCCCTTTTTATTATATAATATGTTCTATATCATGATGACAAAGGTGAAAAAATGGTTGATTCTAAATCAAACGAAGTGCTGTGGGTGGAAAAATACCGTCCTCAAAAAATTGACGACACTATCCTACCAGCCAAAACTAAAGACATATTCAAAAAATTTGTAGCAGATGATTCTGTTCCCAATCTTCTCTTAACTGGTGGTCCAGGTGTTGGCAAAACTACTATCGCCAAAGCTATGCTTGACGAACTTGACTGTGATTATATTGTTAAAAACGGTTCACTTAATGTCAATATCGACACACTCAGATATGAAATCTCCACGTTTGCCTCAGCGGTTTCCTTATCAGGTAGTCGAAAATACGTCATCTTTGACGAGGCGGACTATCTCAACGCAACATCTGTTCAACCCGCACTCCGCAATTTTATTGAGGAATATTCAGCAAACTGTGGGTTCATCTTTACTTGTAACTTTAAAAACCGCATAATCTCTCCATTACGTTCTCGACTATCTGAAATTGATTTTTCTATTGAAACATCAGAACGTCCAGCTCTTGCGGCACAATTCTTTAAACGCGTACAGGCAATTCTTGATCAGGAATCTGTATCGTATGATAAAAAGGTTGTGGCAAAGGTTATCGAAAAACACTTCCCAGACTTCCGTCGCGTATTGACTGAACTACAATCCTATGCAGCATCCGGCAATATTGACGAAGGTATCTTCATTAATATCAAACAGGAATCCATTGACGAACTGTTCCGTTTGCTCAAGGAAAAAGACTTTACAAACATGCGTAAATGGGTTGCCAATAACTCTGATCAGGACATGAATGAAATGTTCCGTCGGATTTATGATGCGGCAACCGACAAGGTTGAGTTCCGTAGTCTACCTGGGTTCGTTGTCACTATGGCTGATTATATGTACAAGGCTAATTTCGTGGCTGATCTTGAGGTCAATATGGTTGCCTTCCTAACTGAGGTGATGATCGAAAGTGAGTTTAAATAATGGCAATTAAATCAGGATGGAATAAACCAGTCACAATTGGTGGTATTGATTATCAAAAATCAAATACTACCAACGATCGTTATATCATCACCATTGATGAGGAACTGAAAAAAACCAAGGATTATGAAGAGGTTATTCGCGTAGTAAAAACGCTTATGGATTCTGGTCTTTGTCGGATGGGCGAAGGATATTGTATCAGTACTAGTGATATAGTTTTCAATCACTTCGCTCACAATAATATTAAAAGTCATCTTTGTGAAGTACAGCTTTCAATAGCTGATCAGGATGAGCGAAACATGCATTATATTGGGTTTGAAAACAAGAAGGAATGGGAACCAGATGAGATACTTACTCACTGTGTTGTAGTTACTGACACAGAAATTCCTATGATTGTTGATTTATCAATTGCTCATCATCTACCTAAGGGTATGTGGGCTGTAGTGGAAAGAGCTCACAATTATGGTGATAAAGTACTTAGTACATTTAAATACAAAAATACAAGTTTTATTTACCAGGAAAAGGAAGGATTCCCTAATCTTCCTCGCTACCATCAAGCCAGTATTCTTGATCGGATCTCCATGGATAATAGGATCAATGAACAAATTAATAAAATTAAAACTCTAAATTATATTGGTATTGGATTGAGTATCTTTGCGGTACTAAATGTAATTGGTAAAATGTTTATCGATGGGTATGAATAATGGGCGAATGGATGAAACGACTTATCGAAAAGCATACTTGTTTCTTCTGCAAGGAAACTGCGGATCGTAAGGACTGTTTTACTATAAATATGGATACACTGGAGGGAAAACATAAGGTCAACATATGCCCAAAGTGTGCTAATGAATTTGACGATATTATGAAGGAATTGGAGATTGTAATTGAAGAACGAAATAACACCATTTGATTTTATTAAGGCGGCATCCGAGACTAAACAGGACCTTATTCACGAAAGTGAAAATCCCGATCTCATCGAAAAACAGTATACGCCATATATTGTAAACCGTGGGTTTGCAAACTTTAATGATACTGTTTTGCATGCTAATGAAATGAACATGCGGTCCCATCTTTTTTCAGATGCTCAATTCCAATACTATCGCGCGGCCCTGCGCAAACGTAAACGCTGGTCCAAATGGCACAAAGCAGATAAGAATAAAGATCTTGATGCAATCCAGAATGTATATTCGTGTAATCGAACAGTTGCTAAACTTTATTTAAAGGCTCTATCTCCAGAGCAACTTGCCACTGTTCATGAAAAATTAGTAACTGGAGGTACTTCGAAATGATATATCCTACAGTTTGTCGCCAATAATAACTATAATAAAAAAGGTGAAAATATTATGCAAGAGGAAGATATTTTTAAGGGTGTAGGTGTAGAAGTAAGGCTACCAACTCAAGATAGTTTTTTAAAAATTAAAGAAACGCTAACAAGAATTGGAATTTCGTCTCGGAAGGAACGTAAACTTTACCAGTCGTGTCACATTCTACACAAAAAAGGTAGATATGCAATTCTCCATTTTAAAGAATTATTCATTCTGGATGGTAAACAAAATACGTTTACGGATGAGGATAGAGCCCGAAGAAATACGATTGTGAATCTTTTGGATGAATGGGATCTACTAGAGCTGGTGGACCCAAAATCAACTGAAGATCCAGTCGCACCACTCAATCAAATTAAAATTATTTCTTTTAAAGAGAAAAACAACTGGGACCTTGAAGTCAAATACAATATTGGGAAAAAATAAATTATGTTGAAAATCTATGTTATGAATGAAAATGCGGAAATGCCCTCCTTTGCTACGGAGGGCTCTGCATGTTTTGATATTAAAGCATGTATCCAACTCGGTACAGAGGTCACATCCTATAACACATGGAATAAAAAAACAAAGGTTATTCCTAAAGTTATTGCAGGTGTTCCGTCAATTCAGATCACTCCAGGAGACCGAGTATTGGTTCCGACTGGTCTAATTTTTGACATCCCAGAAAAACATGTTTTAAAACTGTATAATAGGTCGAGCACAGGTTTGAAAAAAGGCCTGATGCTTCCTAATAGTGTCGGCATTATTGATAGTGATTATGTAGAGCAATCGTTTATAATGCTACAAAATATGTCTGAAAGTCTTGTCGTAATCCAACACGGTGAGCGACTTGCACAGGCAATGTTGGAACCAGTATATGATTATTCATTGATGGTTTCTGAGGAAAAACCTCAACAAAAAACGTCGAGAGACGGAGGCTTCGGTAGTACCGGAGATAAATAAATGTGGTCCTAGGGGTTGACATTGTCAATCCTAGGTACTATATTAACTAAAGGAACGCCTTACGGGTTCCGCTTCAAAATAATCTTGCTTAATTAAAAAGGAGATAGCAAAATGAATACACGTAGACTAACTACAGAACTTCTGAACGATCCGTTCTTTATTGGCTTTGACCGCGTACTTGATCGAATGAGAGACGCAACACCAGGCCAAACAAATTACCCTCCCTATAACATCGTAAAAGTTGACGAAGACAACTATGCCATTGAGTTGGCTGTCGCTGGGTTCAACAAGAATGAGCTCACTATTGAGCTTAAAGAAGGTGTTCTCTATATTGAGGGCAAAAAGAGCCATGATGATGTTGACGAATCAACTCAATATCTTCATAAAGGTATTTCGGCTCGTTCGTTCCGTCGCAGCTTCACACTTTCTGATACGATCGTTGTGAGAGGTGCCGACTTTAATGATGGTATTTTGAAGATTAATCTTGAAAATGTAATCCCTGAGGAAAAGAAACCTAGGGTCATTGAAATCGGTGGTGGTTCAACATTTGATCAAGAACTACTAACCGAATAAATTTTATTATTATGAAGAACAGTAGGAGGTCGTTCAGGCCTCCTATTTTATTTCACAACACACAGGAGACAAATATGAAAAACCTATGCGTACCAAATGTTACTTTTAAAACACGAGTTCGTGATGACAGTATTGATGGACCAAATCCTTACCGTTGGCAGGATGTAACAAGCAAAGACTATTTTGATGGTAAAAGAGTCCTAGTATTTTCACTTCCAGGTGCATTTACACCAACATGTTCCACATATCAAGTTCCAGGCTTTGAAGAAAACTATAACAAGATTCGTGATCTTGGTATTGATGAAATTTACTGTGTATCAGTAAACGATTCGTTTGTAATGAATAAGTGGGCAAAGGATCAATGTGTCGAGCGCATTAAAATGATCCCAGATGGTAATGGCCAATTCACTCGTCAAATGGGAATGCTTGTCGAAAAGGAAAATCTTGGTTTCGGTACTCGTTCTTGGCGTTATGCGATGGTTGTCAATAACGGTGTCGTAGAAGCTTGGTTTGAAGAACCAGGTCGCCGTGATAATGCTGACGATGATCCATATGGTGTCACATCACCAGAAAATGTTCTTGAGTATTTGGAAAATCAAAGCACAACTTCTGAGAGGGAATTAGAGGTAGCTTAATTTGTCTACATATTCGGAATCCGAATACCAGGTTTATTGATAATGTATACCTTAGTTGACACCTTGCTGTATAAATAATTTCGTAAAAGGGTTAAACCAAAGTATTATACTTTGGACCGGATCACATCATATCATATCATACACAAGGAGTAAAACGAAATGACTATTTCAACAATAGCGGGTGTCAACTTCCCCGTGTTCAATATACCATCTTTTTTCTCTCGTCTTGCCATTAAATATAAAGCATGGGTAGCAGCAAAAGCAACGGTCAAAGAATTATCCTCACTATCTGACAGAGAACTGGCAGACATTGGACTTCATCGTGGTGCAATCAAAGGTATTGCTCAGGAACATTATGATGAAATTGTTACCAATGCTAATCTAAAGGGGAGGGTGTAATGGCTGTAGCATATAGACAACCCACTTTTAAAAATCCATTTCCAGGAATGTTTAAGCGCATTTTTACAGGAATGATTAATGCATGTGAACACGCTGGTCGTTCTCGTGCTGCTTCCGAACTTGCCAAAATGGGAAGATACGAAGACGCAAAAAGAATTATGCTGGAGGCAAACCGTGACTGATCAAATTAAAGCTATTTTTAATGCTGCAATTTTGGTGTCAATAATTTTTGGAACACTTGTGGCATTTATTGGATTGTCACTTACACAATACACAATTTAATTGTTGACTTATAAATAAAATAGTGATATATTATAATCACGCCAACACACAACACAGGAGGAAGATGATGATGGCCAATAAAAATCCGTTTGAAATTCGTGCAGAAATGCTCACACTAGCAAAAGACTACATGGATCAGCAATATTATATGAATAAAGAATTTGCTGAGAAGATGTTCGAAGCTGGACAGAAAACAATGGAAGAAGTGCAAGAGGCTTGCAAAATGTATTCCGTTGAGGATCTAATGGAAAAGGCAAAGGAAATGTATTCCTTTGTGTCCAAAAAAGACTAAAACTGAGGGACCTTCGGGTCCCTTTTTAGTTTACACCTTGTGGTAGGATTCTAAACGGTCCACCTCCACCACCACCGTTATTAAAGAGCGTTGTGGTTTGCATTACACTACCACCTTGAATAACATTATTAACATTAGGTGCGACAGTAGGTGCGTTATGAATTACGATTGGATTGCCACCACTAGATGAACCTTCTACTCTTGCCAAGACACCTTCCATTCCTGATACACGGGGTTCCATATTTTTCTGTAAACTATATACCTGAGCCAAAAGATCACCTGCGGCACTATTTCTAGGCACGACCGCCTCTTTACCATGTAACATTACAAGACGCCCATCACCAAAGTCTTTAAAGCCGTTTGTTCCCTTATTATATTCAGGTATTCCAAGATCCTCCAGCGATGCACCACCTGCTAGTTCTCGGGCCATATCTATTTGGCTGCGACTAAATCTTATACCGCCAAAATCTGCCATATTATTTCGACTAAGCCTTCTGCGCTGCCCCTTTGTCAATTTACCACCAGCCTCAAAAAATGATTGTAAACTATCATATTCAGTTGTATTACCTTGGCGATCCGTTATTGATAATGCCTGTGATGTTACTCTTTCAAAGTCGCCGCGCTTAGCAATTGATGGATCGTCACCAAGCAGCATTGATATAACCCATACACCAAATTCATCCGGTGTCAACATGCCAGCAGCAATAGCAGCACCAGCACCACCTAATAGAGCTCCCCAAGGACCACCCATTGCAAAACCAGCAATTGCCCCTATGGAACCAGCACCACTAGATACAATCAACGTACCTACGATTGGACCTGCAGCTTGAATTTTTTCCTGATGAGATCTTTTCTTGTCAACATCTCCGAAAATTACATATAAATTATATACGTCATATATTGTAAATGCGACACCAGCAATAACAAATGCTCTTACCGCATATTTAAAGAATTTTGAATATTTTGGATCCAACGTCTTAGCTAATTCAGCAGCGGCATCATCTAGGCTTGCAAACGTTCCGCCTTCCGCGTTTCTCAAAACAGTAGTACCATTGGCGTTCGTAGTAAGATTAAACTTTTTTAATTTTCCAGCATCTTGTTTTATTTGTGCTTTTTGTTCCGGTGTCATACCTGATGTTGGAGATTTAGATATTAAGTCAGCTTTTGCCTGAGGCGGAAGATTAGCTGGATCACCACTTGTAGTGGTTTTTGGGGTTGGAGATGTTTGTGTTTGTGTTTTTGTTTTTGTATTTGGCCCATCGCCTGGGCCGTCTGCATTTATACCATTTGTTCTTTTAACCGCATTCTCGACCGCCTTTTCAATGTCTGCTTGCATCTTAGCAATTCTTCGTTTGTCAAGAAATCTCTTATACATAGCCACACCAGTAATTAATGCTAAATTTAATTCTAATAAATTATCCCAAATAAAGCTTGCGACGCCAGACCATGAAGAAATTGATTCTTTAAAATCTGCCCAGCCCTCTCTTGCTGCGGCAATATCGTCTTTTAAGCCTTTGAGTTGTTTATTTAATTCAATCATGGTTTCATCAAATTTTATTTGAGATACATTATATAATTTTGTGGCAGTATCTCCAATGGAAGTTTCCATTTTTGTAAACGCACCATCATATTTTTTGTCAATATATCCCTTTGCCAAATTATATAATGCGAAACCACCAGCACCTATAATAAACAGATCCTTTAAATTCCTCATTATGCCGCCTTCCATTAAAGCACCAAGAACCGATTCTTTTTTTCCTTGATCGGTTGCTTGGGTTTGAGCAGCGGTTGGTGTTTTGGTATAATCAGGTTTATCTTTTTCGGTGTCTCTAGCAAGTTCAGCAAGATCAGCCTCACGTCTCCTTGCCTCTGCAACCTCCTTGGCTATTCCTGCTTGTTCTCTCAGAATGTCTGTCTGAAACATCATTTCATTTCTGATATTTTGAAATACCGGCATGAATTTATCTAGTTTAATACTGACTTCTCTAATAGAGTTCTTGCCAGTATTTCGCACTAGATCGCCCTCGGCCTTGAGCCTTGCCAAAATAGCCTTTGTTTCGTCTGACATATCAGCCATAGTTAGTTACCTTCGTTTTGCTTTTCTATATAATTAATTAACATTTGGAAATATAAATCTCTTTCATAAGGCATCAGATTTTCAATATCACTTATTGAGTATTTATGGTGCTGAGCCAGGGAGAATGTCATCTGATAATATTCACCCAAACTCGTGTGGCTCAGCACTAGATAAAAAAACTCCTTAATCCTTCTATCACAAATGTTCTTTCGTTTCCGTTTGAATTCTTATATTTCATTTCATGTCTAATTTTCGGCATTGTTTCAAAAAAGTTTTGAACACCACGCACTACATCACTAGTCATATTATCCATAAATTCATCAATCTGTTCATCAGAATAATCGTCAAAACTATAAACCTCATCGTCTGATGCAACCTTATCAAGACAAGACGTCATAATAAAATAATTGGCAAGAGGATCCTCCTCAATAAGACTTGAAATTTTGATAAATTGATCGATTGTAGGATATTTTAAAAATAAAGTATAATCATCATTAAGTTTAATTTTGTTTGTATGATCCTCGTTTGTAGAAACCGTTAAATCGTCAATATTAAAACTAACCTCAACTTTCTCTTCGGTCTCATCATCCGTAACCATAAATGCAATATTATTATTTACAGATTTTGCTCTCAGATGAAGTAGGATATATTCCAAATCAAACATAGGAAGTTTACCCACATCAACATCCACAATACAGTTATTAATAATCTGCTTAGTTGCTAGAATTTCCTGTTCTGGATCATCGGATTGCTGAGCAACCAAAAGTATTTTTTCTTCTTTTACTGTAAATCCTCTATATTTGATCTTTTCACCAGTAGAAGGTAATTTCAATTCAAATAAGGGCAAATCAATTTTAGGCAAAGACATAGTATAATCTCCTTAATTATCCAAGCACATTATTTAATCTATCCAGAGAACCTCTTACTCTATAAATCCTGTTAATAGCATCTTGAATAGACGTAGGTTTTTGTTGTTTTACTGTTTGCTGAACTACACCTACAAATCCAGCAACAGCACCAATAAGATCTAATAAACCAGAACCTCGTCCAAATGCACCTATCGGACTTCCCTCTAATTCACCAGAATATTCAATACGGTCAAATGCAAAACTTACGGGCAATGTAAGAAATGAATCATTATCCGACCAAGACAATTCTACATCACCAATGGCAACTGGATATGCATTATCCATAATCACCTCATAAAATCTGCTTTCATTTGATCCCGTAGTATAATGCTTGACCGAGAGTCTAGCACCATAATCTTCCATATATCCTAGCTCGAATGGAAGTTTACCACCAACCTCTGAAAAACGACCGGCTGTGGTACCATAATTTACTACATTTTGCATCCATCTATGGAAAAATGTTAATAGCTGATGTTCTGAATCCATCATAAAAATTGCATTAAATACTTGAGGCTGGACTCCAGTCGGATATTGTACGGGTGCCGCACCAACTGGTGTATATGTAGCCGTATCAAATGTAATTGATGGAATAGTTGCTGATTGACAGAAGAATCTAAAATTGCCGACATCAATACCAGTACCAGCCACCGGTGGATTAAAGACTGATACATCAAATATCGAAGCCCTTGCTGGACCTCCTAATCTATCAATCTGAGCCTTAAATTCGCTTATATTGAAAGGCATGTTTATTTCCCTCTGTTTCTAATAGCAATTCTTGATTCAGCATATACCTTGGTTTTGTTGGCACCATAGAAATTAGCACTTGGTAAAAACAATGCAATATCCCATTCCGCAGGATTCACATAAACAAGTCTAGTTCTGATATGAGGTGTTAGGTAATGCTTTATACAAGGTTTGAATTCTTTAAACTTTGTTGCTGCTTTTAATTTCTGATAATTGATTTTCAATCTGGTTGATTCGTCCAGCCTATCATTTGTTACGGTATCGTAAAGAGCATCCATTAGTTTTGCTCTTAGTACTGGAGGTAAGTAATGAAAATTGATTCCCAGGAAACCGCCTTGGGCTGGTCCAATTGGAATTACCAAAGGAAATCTGTCATAATATGGTAGCGTTTCTTTATGCTTTGGGTCGTATACAAACATATACATACTACCGATACGGAAACGTGATTTGGCTTTTAATCTAGTATTTTCTGCGGTACGAACCAAACGAGTACCTTCAGCTTTTCTTTTTGAAATCTCACCAGCCTTTTCACGATACCATTTTCTGGCATCCTGTGTGCGACCAGGCAACTGACCAGCTCTAATGCCGGTGGCAAGTATCTCGTCGAATAACTTTGCACTCATTTATTTTATCCCTAGTTCTTTTTCTGTCATAATTTGAAATTCCCATCCCCTGTCAGCACAGTAATTTCTTGCCGCTTTCCATTTTGCCGTATTGACACCATATGTTTTCACCTCGTTCAAATATCTCCTAGATACTCGACCCGTTGGAGTATTATTTTTCTTCTTCGGATCTGGTGGCAACGTTTGTTTAAATGGTTTAATTTCAATCATAACTGTTTTTGTCGTACCATCAGGTTGTTTTCTATTTACTACCACGTCCGGAAAATATCTATGTCTTTTTCCATCAATAGGTGAA